CAGATAAAACAGCGACATCAGGAACTTTCACTATTCAGTTTCCAGCATTTACAACTTCAGCAGCGATTCTAAGAATTTCTGGTTAATAACATAGGAGGTAACTTCCTATGGCCAGTACTTGGGGTTCAAATACTTGGAGTAGTAATTCTTTCGGAAGTGATAATAATATCATTTCTGTCACTGGGATAGGTGCAACTTTTTCATTAGGTGATGAATCTTCACAAGCTAATGCAGATGTAATTCCTACTAGTCTTCCAATAACTGCAAATCAAGGAAACGAAAATATTGTAATTGCTACTACCGGTGATCCTACTGGTATTGGTGCTACATTTAGTTTGGGAACAGCTGATGCTGGTCCTGACGCAATGGTCACTGGACTAGATACAGTTACAGCTTCTGTAGGAACTCTTGATGCATTTAATATAGAAGGTTGGGGTAGAAAAACTTGGAATAGTTTTGCTTGGGGTATTACAGGTACCTTAGAAGTTTCTGGAGAATCAGCGACTGCTAATTTAGGTTCTATTGCAGATGTAATAGGTACTGCAAATGTAGATTTAACTGGAATACAGTTAACAGCAGATTTAGGAACCGCTTTAGAAATTATAGCAGTAGAAGTTCCTATTACTGGAATCAATTTAACTTCAAACTTAGGAACAGCAGATGCTGGCCCTGATGCAATGGTAACAGGTTTAGATACTGTTACTGCTTCTGTTGGTAGTGTCGAAGCGTATAACTTAGAAGGTTGGGGACGATATTTCTGGGGTCAATTTGAATGGGGTGCTACCGGTGAATGGGAATTTGTTCCTGTAACAGGTATTTCATTATCAGCTAGTTTAGGTAATGAAATTATAACTGCAGATGCAAATTTAACATTAACAGGTTTTGGAGTTACAGCTGCAGAGGGGGTTGTAGATCCGTCTCCTGATGCAACAGTTACTGGAATTGGATTTACAGCAGACCTATCTATAGGAACTGTAACTATAGCGGACGCTAATACAGATGTGACTGGAGAAGCAATGACGGCTTCTTTAGGAAATGAAACTATTACAGGTACGGCAAATCTAACACTAACTGGTTTTGGTATTACAGCTGAAGAAGGAACCGTGGATCCGGCTCCAGATGCGACAGTTACCGGTATTGGATTTAATGCTTCTTTAGCTGTAGGTACAGTTGTAGCAGGTAATGCAGATGTAACAGTTATTGGAGAAGGTTTTGCAGCCGGTCTTGGAGTAGGTAATTTAGATGCCGTAACTCTCGTAGATTTGACTGGATTCTCAATGTCCGCTAATTTAAATAATGTTACAGTCACTGGAGAAGCGACTACTAATACTACAGGAATAAGCTTGACAATAGAGCTAGGAACGAATAGAACACTAATATGGAACCAAGTAAATACAGGCACAGCACCTACTTGGACAGAAGTTGACACAGCTGCATAAATTTTATAAAATAAACGTTATAAGGAATTTAAAAATATGGCAAACTCAACATCAGCTAATTTAAAATTAACTGTACAAGCAACTGGTGAAAACTCAGGAACTTGGGGACAGATTACAAATACAAACTTATTAATTCTTGAACAAGCTATCGGTGGTTATTCTGGTTTATCAGTTAATAACACTTTAGGAAACACTTTAACATTTACAAATGGTGCTTTATCAAATGGTAAAGATCAAGTAATTAAATTAACAGGAACATTAGCTGCAAACGTTAATGTAGTTGTTCCAGATTCAGTAGAAAAAACTTACATCATTCATGATGGTTGTGACCATGCAAACTTTACTTTAACTTTTAAAACTAGCTCAGGTACAGGTGTAGATTTATGTGAAGGTCATAAATATGTTTTATATTCAGATGGCACTAATATTGAATTGGGTTCAGAACAAAAAGTATGGAGAGCAATTACTGCAGCTGAAACAGTTCAACCTGGTGCACAAATTTTAGCAAATACAAATGGTGGAGCATTTACTTTAACTTTACCTGCGTCACCAACTACAGGACAAGAGGTAACTGTGGTTGACCAAGGATATGATTTTAATACGAACGCTTTAACTATTGGAAGAAACGGTTCTAATATTGCAAACGGTGCATCTGATTTAGTGATCAACACGCAAGGTGCTGGTTTGACATTAGTATACTCAGGAGACGCGACTACAGGTTGGACATATAAGGAGAAATAAACCATGGCTAATTACGAAGCTACAAGGTATGATTTCAACGGTGGCAATTTACAGGGTATTGAAGGTATTCCAACAGCAACTGTTATACCATGGTCAGATTCTTCTGTACCATCAGGTTTTTTAGAATGTGATGGTTCTGCAGTTTCAAGATCAACTTACGCTGCGTTATTTGCAATCGTTGGTACAACTTATGGTTCAGGTGATGGTTCAACAACATTTAATGTACCGGACCTACAGGATAACGTAGTAATCGGAAAATCTCCTGGAAAATCTATAGGTTCAACTGGAGGGGCAAATACCGTTCCTGTAGTAGCAGGTGGAAATATTGGTGGTGGAACAGCAAATGCTAGTTTATCAACACCACAACTTGCATCTCACAATCACTCACAGGGTGGTACTTCTGGACCTCAAACTCCCAATAGTTCTAATCAATCAAAGAGATATTACAATCCTGCTAATACAGCGAACGCAGGATCTAGTCAGGGACATTCTCATAACTTAAGTGCTTCATTTTCTGGTGGAACTGCTAACCCATCTGTGGTACAACCTTATTTAACAATTATTTATATTATAAAAACATAGGAGAAAAAAATGGCAACAAACGCAAATTGGACAATTGTCTTTGATGACAAAATGATTATTAAACAAACAGGAGATGCATCAGGTACAAATTATATAATTGATAATGATATTGATTTTTGGAATCAATCTAAATTTTCTAATATCTGGGCAATTCAACACGGAACTTCAATTCCAACAGATGAAGTAGAATATAGAGATGACACCCCTAATTCAACATATGCTGAAGCTAATCTTGGAGACATAAGTCAATTTATTAATAAATGGGATTCAGCTCATTTAGCTCAATTACAATCTGATTGGGATAATGATACTCTTCAGATAGAAGATCCTGAAGGACAAGATCCTCCAGTTTTTAGAGAAGAAACTGAAGCTGAAAAAATAACTAGATTAGGTGCGAGACCTACTTCTTATAGCTCTTAATTTCTTACTAGACAGTTAGAATACATAGTGTTATATCTCTATGTAATGGAGAATTAAAACATGGCTAATTACGAAGCTACTAGATATGATTATGATGGAGCAAACCTTACAGGTATAGAAGGTATTCCAACAGCAACTATTGTTCCGTGGTCATCTGCCTCTGTACCATCTGGATTTTTAGATTGTAATGGTGCAGCAGTTTCAAGATCAACATACGCAGATTTATTTGCAATAATAGGAACAACCTATGGAACAGGTGATGGTTCGACAACTTTTAATGTACCAAACTTAGAAGATAATGTAACAGTTGGAAAATCGCCTGGAAAAAGTTTAGCTTCAACTGGAGGAGCAAATACTGTAAGTGTAACAACCAGTGGAAACGTTGCTGGCTCAACAGCAAATGCTAGTTTATCAACAGCACAACTTGCATCTCACAGTCACGGACAGGGTGGAAGGACTATGTCTGAACACATATTTCCTAGTGGTTTTGCTTTTAGATTTTATGTTTCTGTTAATACAGGAAATAGCGGTTCTGGTGGTGGACACTCTCATAACATGAGTGCTAACTTTACAGGAAACACAGCTAACCCATCTGTGTTACAACCTTATTTAGTATTAAATTATATTATAAAAACGTAGATGGAGAATTAGAGTATGGCAAATTATGAAGCAACTAAATATAATTTTGACGGCGCTAATCTTACGGATATAGAAGGTATTCCAACCGCAACTATTATCCCATGGTCAGATACTTCTGTCCCATCAGGTTTTTTAGATTGTAATGGTGCAGCAGTTTCAAGATCAACTTATGCTGCGTTGTTTGCAATTATTGGTACAACTTACGGATCAGGTGATGGTTCAACAACATTTAATGTTCCAAATTTGGAAGACAATGTACCAGTTGGAAGATCGCCTGGAAAAGCTGTGGGTTCAACTGGCGGATCAAATACAGCAAGTATAACACACACCGGTAATATTTCAGGTTCAACAGCAAATGCAACTTTATCAACAGCACAACTCGCATCTCACAGTCACCCACAGGGTGGTAGTTCTGGACCTCAGGTTGTAAATGTCTCGCCACCACAAAAAACTAACAGATTCTATATTCCTGCTAGCACAGGAGCTACTGGGTCTGGCGGCGCACACTCTCATAACATGAGTGCTAACTTTGCAGGAAACACATCTAACCCATCTATATTACAACCTTACTTAACGGTAAATTATATTATAAAAACCTAGACAAATATAATACATAGTGTTATATTGATATTGAATAATGGAAAGAAAAAATTCAATAAAAAATTTTATAGGTGTTTTTGATAATTACATTACAGATATAGACTGTAATCAAGCTATAAAATTTTTTAAAGAAAAAAATAAACTTCAACATACTTTAGATAGAATGACATTTGAAGGTGCTGATATTCATATTAAAAAAGATAAACAATTTTTTGCTGATCATCACAACGTTCCAGTCTGGGCTTCTACTATGAAACCTTTAATACATAATTTTGACCAGGCTTTACTTGAATATGAAAAAAAAACAGGTATTAAACAAGCTTATAATGTAGATCATTTTAAATATACAGGATTAAAAATACAAAAAACTTTACCTGGAGAGGGGTATCATCTTTGGCATGTAGAACATAATCCTGGTTTTTTACATGAAGGTAGAGCTATGGCTTATATTATATTTTTAAATGATGTTAAAGAAGCTGGAGAAACTGAATTTTTACATCAAAAAATGAGAGTGAAACCTAAAAAAGGAAGAATTGTTATATGGCCTGCAGGATTTCCTTTTGTTCATAGAGGAAATCCACCTTTATCTGGAGAAAAATATATATTAACATCTTGGTTAATGTTACCTAGGATAGATGATCTAAGATAGATTTTTATTTTTTTTTAAATCCGAAAGATATTTTTTATCTTCTTCACTCCATTTTTGATTTAAATTGTTATTTATATAGTCATCATTTTGATGATGGGTGAAAGGTCCTTTTTGATCTACGTAATGAAAAAAAACTTGAGCCATTCCATCGCCTTTAAAATTACCCGGTCTTCCATGTGGATCTTCAACTCCTAAATATAAAAGTCCATCTCCTATATTAAGTTCAATTTTTTTATTGTTTATGATTAAAGGCCAGTTATCGGTTTTATTAATACATGCTGTGACACTTATTTCACAGGATGGTCTATCTGAATGCATATTTAAATATGAATTAAATCCATAATACCTCCAAAAAGAATATGTCTTAAATAGTTTTAATCCTGATTCTTTTTCTACTAAAGGTAATTTTCTTTTTAAAAAAGTTTTCATTAAAGAATCATTATATATATTTATAGCGAAACACTCATCATATAAAGTTGAATCTGGAATTTTAGATGGGTCTTCTAAAATTTCTAAACAATATTCTTGTAATAACTTAACTTCTTCTTTATTAAAAAAGTTTTTAATTACTTTGTATCTAAAGTCTTTTCTTATAGTAGCCATAAAACGATACTATATCGTACTCCTTTTGTTATAGGTTCTATTTTATGTGGAAATAAAAAATTAGAAGGAAAACATACTATACTTCCTGTATTTAAGGAAACTCTTTTTATTTCGTTATTTAAACGTTGATTTCCAAAAACTAAATCTCCACCTTCATATTCATCATTTAAATTAATAATCATGCTTAAAGTTCTAGGAGAAGCAGTTCCATGATTGTCATGGTGATAATCATATTTGCCACCTGGTTCGTATTTTAACAAATCTACTTGTTCTAGTTTAGTACAAGCAGCACTTTGTGGAAAGTTAATTTTATAGTTATATAAAAAATGCAAAGCCATATCATATATTTTTTTAAAATATATTTTGTCAGATATTTTTTCTTTTCCTAAACTATGTCCTAGTACTTTTCTATAGTCTTTAATTTTACTATGTGTGGTTAAATTACGTGTAGCTACTTTATCTACATATCCACAAATTAGTTTACATAGGCTTTTATCTAAATAACTGTTGTAAACCATTATAGCATCTTCTAATTTGTCCATTTTCAAACTTTCATTATTCATAAAATTAATGTATAAATCATTATATGCTACAAAAATTAAATTTCAAGCCTGGTTTTAATAAAATGGTCACGGATTCCGGAGCCGAGTCTCAATGGGTCGATGGTGATTTTGTTAGATTTAGATATGGATTACCTGAAAAAATAGGAGGTTGGGATCAGCTTACTATTCAAAATTTAACTTTACCTGGAGTTGCTAGAGCACAGCATGCATGGACATCTCTGGCAGGTGAAAAGTATACTGCAATCGGTACCTCACAAGGTTTGTTTTTATATTATGGTGAAGACTTTTACGATATCACACCTTTAGATACAGCAATTACTGGAGCTGATTTTGATGCTACAACTGGTTCTGCAACTGTAACAGTTAATAAAACTTCACATGGATTACAAGATGGAAGATATGTAACGTTTTCTAGTGTTACGGTTCCAACTGGATCAGGATATGCTACATCTGATTTTGAAAATAATACTTTTGAAGTATTAAATTCAACTACAAATGCTTTTGAAATTACTATGCCATCTAATTCAGCAGGCACAACTTCTGGAACAGGGTCAGCGGAAATTGATCCTTATGTAGTTGTAGGTCCAACATTTCAAACTGCAGGTTATGGTTGGGGTACATCTACATGGTCTGATGATACCTGGGGCACGGAGCGTTCAACTAGTAATGTGATTCTGGATCCAGGCATCTGGAGTTTAGATAACTTTGGTCAAATATTAGTTGCAACAATTCACAATGGTAAAACATTTACTTGGGATGCAGGAGCCGCTGGTGCAAGAGGAATTAGAGCAACGGTTATGACTGGTGCACCTACTGCATCAAGACTTACACAAGTATCTGATAGAGATAGACACGTATTTCATTTTGGAACAGAAACTACAATCGGTGATTCAACAACTCAAGATCCAATGTTTATAAGATTTTCAAATCAAGAAGACTTTAATACTTATGCTCCAACAGCAACAAATACAGCAGGAACATTTAGAGTTGACAAAGGAAATGAAATTGTAGGAGCAGTGTCAGGTAAAGATTATACTTTAGTATTAACTGATAGTTCTGCTTATGTAATTCAATTTGTTGGTCCACCATTTACATTTTCAGTTAAACAAGTTGGTACCAACTGTGGATTGATTGGTCAAAATGCAGTTACTTATTCTAATGGTGTTGTCTTTTGGATGTCAGGTGAAGGTGGATTTTTTATGTACGATGGTACAGTAAAATCAATACCATGTTTAGTTGAAGACTTTGTGTTTACAACTACAGGAGATAATTTAGGAATTAATTATGATGCAGGCCAAATTGTTTATGCAGAACATAATACTTTATATAATGAAGTAAATTGGTTTTATGCAAAAGATGGTTCTGAACAAATTGATAGATGCGTGACTTATAACTACGGAGAAAACTGTTGGACAACTTCATCACTAGCTAGAACTAGTTATGTAGATACAGGTGTATTTGATTTACCATATGCAACTGAATATAATAAAACAGCGGTACCTAATTTTCCAATACAAGGCATTACTGCAAAGTATGGAGCATCGACTTATTATGCTCATGAAACCGGAACCGATCAAGTTAGAAATAATACCACTACATCTATTGATGCTTACATTCAATCGGGTGATTTTGATATATCTGCAAGACGAAGTGCTTTAGGAGGTACAACCGGTCTAGCTGATCTTAGAGGCGATGGTGAGTTTATTATGTCTATGAGTAGATTTATACCAGACTTTAAGGTATTAACTGGTAATTCAAAAGTCACATTACTATTGAATAATTATCCAACGGATACGGCATCAAGCTCACCTTTAGGACCCTTTACAATTACGAGTTCTACTGATAAAGTGGACACTAGAGCAAGAGGAAGACTTCTTGCAATCAAAATTGAAAACGACGCTATAGGTGAAACTTGGCGTTATGGAACATTAAGAGTAGATATAAAACCAGACGGTAGAAGATGATAGATAAAGGTTATTACAAAGACATTCCACAATTAGCAAAACCTAAAGGTCATGAGAGACAAGGTTTTAGAGGGGAAGCTGCCGCTGCTTCAGATGCTGCTGCTGGTAGAAATGCAGGTAGATCAAATACAGGTTCTGCATCTGGAAGAGGAGATGGACCATCAAGTGATGCTAGAGACAGAAGAATGGGTCTTCAAGGTAAAACTGGAATAGTAGATAAATCTTTAGGTACAGGACCATTAGGTGTGGACAGAAGTGCTGTAGGACAATTTTCAAAGTTTGGTAGAAATGTCATGCAACAAAATTTAACTCCTTCTTTTACAGACAGATTAAAAGGAATGGGTAGTAATATATTTGGTGGAATATTAGGATTACTAAATCCTGCTTTAGGACTTGCATATAAAGGAATAGGTTCTTTAAAAAATTTAAAACAATATGATACTTTAGCTGATTACTTTAAAGGTGAATTTGGACAAACTGAAGATCAAGAAGATCAAGTACAAACTTTTGATTTAGGTCCTTCAAGAAATCCAATGGCATCTTATATGCCAAGTATTACTCCTGGAATTATGGGTGTTAATTTAGGAACACTTCCATCTCAAAGAGATATAGTTAAAACTGGAATGCTCCAAGAATTTCAAAATGTTCCTAATCAAGATTATGATTTTACTGGATTTGAAGATGCCATGGCATTTAATCCAGGAACTATAAAAGATAGAGCATTAAAACAGCAATTTAATATTTATAATGCTACAGGAATTGTTACTCCAAACATGCAAAAATTAATGCAGGAAGATATTGAACAAAATCAGAAAAAAGGAACACCTCTTTCTTTACCAGCAGAGGCTTATAGTTTAATAGGATAATGGCTAGAATAACTTCATACATACCAGAACCAAAAGAAGAATATGATGTTGAAAACCAAAGACAAATTCTTCGTGCAGTCGATACTATTAAAACTGAATTAAATTTTTCATACCAAGAAGATTTACGAAAAGAACTAGAAAGATTTACTTGGTTCAATTCGAGGTTTGGTTGCTAACATGTCT